TCGAACGGCTAAGAAACCAGTATTGAAGCGGTCAAAGGCTTCTGGAGCAAGGAATAGAGGTGATCGGCCTCGTAATTACCAGGTTCAAGGCAATGATAAAATGACAAATTTAATTGTTGCTAACATGGATATTATTGAGGTAAGATGTGCTGATGAGGAATTATCTTGGGATGAGGTGTCTAAGCAGGCGCCTACATGCTCAGGATGGGTGATATTTCCGTTCTCTAATTACGCCATAGTACCTGGCCATATAATATATGGCAAGGGAGATGGAGAAAAGAGATGGATATCGTTGGTTAGGAATCAGAAATATACGGTAGAAGAGAGTGAGTTATTGTTTGTTAAGGAGTTACGGGGGGATTTGTATTTAATACATTTTCCCGAGTTAGCTCCTAAGCGAAACATTATGTCACACTTTGCTGATGCGGTTCAAGATTTTGGAAGGTTCAACCATGTGATTCCTCACATGTATGATTCAGGATTTGATCAGGTGACAGCGTGGAGCTGGGACAATGAGATGTCTACGGTGGTGGTAAATGAGGAGTATGGAAGTTTTACAACTGACTTGCGTTTTATGGGGGTGCCCAATGAACGCGGAATGTGTGGAACTGTCTATACTCATACGGCCACTGGGAGAGTGGTTGCAATCCATATGGGTGGATGCCCTTCGAAAGAGATAGCTCTGGCGGTTTCCGTGCTGAAAAAGGATTTAGCGGAGTATGATCCACGAATTGAAATAGTGGATCCTATTCCTATAGGTCTTTCAGAAGCTCAGGGACTGTCAGGAGTTCAGGTTTTGGGTTCGGTTCCTCGGAATATGGGGTCATTTATACCGGATAAGACGGCTTTAAGGTTGTCGAAGTTTGATTATAGTGATGCCCCTGTTCCCGAGACTCGGGACGGACCAGCACATTTGAAGAAATTCAAGAGAGGAGAAGATGAGATTTCTCCGCTGCGTGTTGCAATTGAGAAGTTCAGCAGGCAAGAGAGGGTACCGTCCCCAAAACCTCCGAAGAAGGTATCTGATTTTTTACCAAAAAGGATGGACCCTTCGCGGGTAAAGGTTTTGACGATGGAACAAGCGATTTATGGAATACCAGGAGTTTTGAAATCGGTAGATTTTACAACTTCAGCTGGGTACTTCTATAAGAAGAAAGGATTGACTAGGCGAATCTTATGTTTCGATGAAAATGGGGAACAAAGAATTCACCCGGATTTGAGACGTGACGTTTTGACTAGGATAGTGGCTGCTTCGAGAAGTGAAATTATTCCAGTCGTTTTTGAGGAAACTTTGAAAGACGAAATAAGATCATTTGAGAAGAACGAGAAAGGCGAGACTAGACTTTTCTCAGCAGGGGATTTTGCTTCATTTGTCGCACAAAGAATGTATTTAGGTATGTTTTTTGTCGAAATGACAGCAGATCCCGTGTACTCGCCGACTGGGTTATCTATTAACCCCCATTCGAAAGAATGGGGATTACTATATTCCCGGTTGAAAGGTACGCTAGAAGAAGAACGAGTTCCTAGAGCAGGAGACTTTTCAGGTTATGACATTAGTTTAAAGAATTTTTGTAAAGAACAATTTAAACGTTTGTTGGAACCTTTTTATGACAAGTCCGCCTTCATTATTACCTGGTTTCTAATTGAGGGTAATTTTGCTGGCTGGCATGTGATAGGTGTACTAGTCTTTGTGAGACCGTGGGGAACTTGTAGTGGTAGTTTTATCACTTCAATGTTCAACACGTTCTCGAACTGGCTAGTACACAAAGTCGCTTTTTGTTACAAGTTTGACGAGGAGGAGTGGATTGTAGTTCAGACTACGTTCACAGGAGATGATTCGTTACTTTCTGTTCCTAAGAAGTACGAAGAGTTCGATATGAAGTACTTAGAGATTTTTTTGAAGAAGTACTTCGCTATGGTGTATACATCACCCACAAAGACAAGCGATATGTCGATGACGTGGGAACAAGTGACCTACTTAAAACGAGAGTTTAAAGTAGGACATTTTGGTATTATGGCACCGTTAGCCGAACGATCCTTGGCCAATATGATTAAGTGGACTGACGTGGATCAGGATTTTACTGTCATGCAATCGATAGTAAATTCTGTCTTGCAGGAAGCTTGGCATTATGGAAAGGATTACTACAACCAATGGAGAGATTGGTGTAGAAAGGAGGCCCGTAGGACAGGCATGAATTTCGACGTTCCAACGTTTGGAGACATGTCTTTCCTTAGGGAAGAGAATTATGCCATCTGACTGCTGGCCCTCCTGGGAATGAGGATAAACTTTCCACGTATACGCCTACGTTACAGGCTGCAAGCTGCAAGACAGCGGGGACTGATATCCTGTCAACAGAAATATCCCTTTTTGAAGGTTAGGCAAACCTTCAGGGTGCAGGGACTAGATTTCAACTTGTACTCGTTTAACGAAATCATGAATACAACAATAACAGAATCGAAGTCGGGCGTACAATCGTCCGCACAACAGGAGATGACAGCACCAGTGGTGACTGAGCTGTACTCCACGCCTACACTGACTTTTGGTGAGGTGGGACAGACTATGGATTCCGTGGTCCCTAGCTATGAAATGGCTAAGGCACACGGAGTCGGTGATTTCCCTGATACGCAGCTTTTGGAGAGAGCCGTATTATTGGGAACTTTTGAATGGGGAACACTTGGAAGCGGGGTTCTCTTTTTGGAAGATGTAGATCTGAAGCTGCGACAGAATGTCCGTAATTGGGCAGTAATGTCGCAGTTTTATTACTACAGAGCAGATATTGAAGTTACTATTCGTTTGAATACGAACCAGTTTTATTATGGAGCCTTAATGGCCATAATGTATCCTGGTTATATCCTTCCGGATTATGTAGACGAACAGAGTATACTTCAACCACATGTCATATCAGCTAGCTCAGCTGAGTCCGTTATTCTGACAGTGGAGTATCCATGGGCTAATGCGTGGATTCAAACGAAGGAGATTCATCCTGTTACTTTACAGATTTATGGATTAACTTCGGCGAAGTCAGCTACTGAG